AGGCGACGCACCCCTGTTGAGCTGCGTCAGTGGATGCACTGTGTGGGGTCGGGTGGCAAGGCTCTATGCTCCGGTGTGCCAGTTATGTTTGAGTACTACTCAAACATTGCCCGTCATGGGATTGCTGGAAAGCGGTGGGACGATGTGGAAGAGCGCAACGGATTGTATTGGATGGCGTTTGGTATGACGTTATCCCACCGGGGCTGCAGTGACGCCACTAGGGTCTCATTTGAACTAGCGTTTGGGGTTACAGTCGAGCACCAGCTGGCCCTAGAGTCATACTACGCTAGCCTTCCTTGGTCCCCGCTTGAACTTCCCAGGTTCAGCGCGTATAACGTATTAATTGCTTAACATGGCTAAGAAAAATATTATTACACGGGGTGTTAGGGCTGTGAAGAAGGTAGTGCGCAAGGGTGCGCGTACCGTTCAGTCGATTGGGTTGGATGCGAAAGCAGCTGCTGCTGCTCAGATGTTGCAGGATCCCTGTAATGCTTCTATCTCTGAGGGGTGTTACAGAGGTGATCAGGGTTACAGATCGAGGTTTGTCACACAGTCGTCTTATGGGTCTGGCGCTGGTCAAACAGCTTTGGCGGTAGTATACATTCCATCCGCGAATGCCATCTACTTCCTTGCTGCGGCCAACGGTAGTACTTCAACGGCGTGGATAAACAACGCTGGCCCTGGTGCTCCATTCTTGGCATCTAATGCTACTGCTGTTCGCTCTTTGGGCGCCTGCTTGTCTTCCACTCCTGTGGCCGCCAACTTAGCAACATCTGGACAGGTCTATACTTCGATCGTCCCGGTGTCGTCTTTGGGGGTGTTGTCTGGCTCCACTACGTGTGATGCCTTGTCACAGTTGTGTAACAAGTACGGTAAGATCCAAATTGACCAGCCTATGGAGACGAAATTCATACCGAGCGGCCAGGATGAGGATTATCAGAGTACCACTGTGATTCCCACTGGGGATCTCAATGATATTAACTGTATCCTTCAGGTTTTCCTAGGCATGCCGGCCGCCACAGGCATAATTTGCCGCTTTACCAATATTATTGAGTGGAAGCCACTTCCTAATATTGGTATCGTGAGTGAGTCATTCCTGGGCAACCCTTCTAAGAACACGATTGAGCACGTTAAGAATGCTCTCCTCAAGCGCAATCCAGGCTGGTGGAGTAACATTGGCAACGCGGCTTATTCTGTTCTTAGGGGGTATGCCACTGGCGGGTCCGTCGGGGCTATATCGGCTGCGATGAAGAGTGTTAAGTTTATGTAAATATTGTTGTCATAACTTGCAGCTAGAGGGCCGGATGGAGCCCGCTCTGTGGTGCGTTGCAACTGTCTAGATAGGCGATCGTTCCAGCGTCTTAACGGGTGGATAACCAGGTCGGCCTGTACAAGGGAGACACTGGGGTTCCTGTGCTTTGGGGGCACACAGCTGGAAAATTGGGAAAGCCGAGGTACGATTGTTGCAACGTGCTGCTGAGTTGGTTGGCTATCCACTGGTGTGCTACCATGTGAGATTACTCCA